TCAATCCATTTTGAAATGGGTCAGTTTGTTTTTGATGCTGCGCAGCTGGGACTTGATCGTATTCGTCGATTTGTGCAGCTTCTCGGAAATTTCCCGCTTGCTTAATCCGTTCTTCCTCAGATCAAACACTTCTCTCTCCATGGGCGTCAGCTCCATGAGCTGAACCTCGCTCCGCATGATCCGGGCGGCATCGGAATGGATCGCTGCCCGGCCATGATGCGCTTCCCTAATCGCGTGAACGATATCCTGATAACTCGATTTATTAATATAATTCAGCGCGCCGAGCCTGAAAGATTTCATGACGACTTCCGCTTCCGTAATGGAGGTGAGCATGATGATCTTCACGGGCTCATTTCCGGGCAGGCGCAAAATAAGCTCGGCCGCTTCCAGCCCGTCCAGGTTGTTGCCGGTCAGATTGATGTCCATCAGGACGACGTCGATCCTTGATTTTGCAGCGGTCTCGACAGCCTCTTCTTTGGTTGCGCAGGCGGCAATCATCTCAATATCAGGCTCATCGGACAAATCGCTGCTGATGTGATCCCGCCAAAAAGGATCGTCCTCGACCAGCATCACTCGAATCCGCTCCATTTCAAACCCCCTTACAGAAGATTACAGTTGCATAAAGTATAGCAGAACCTACGAGTCCGCAGGAGGATGAATTCTTCTCACCCCCAGGTGAAGAAAGTTCATCCTGTTCGTCATGCGCTCCTTCCGCCTATAATCCGAAATGCAGCGGGTCGGAGAACCCGTGCAGAAGCTGACTGAAGGAAGTGGGGAACAGATGATTTGATAATGGAATTATGCTCGGTAAAGGATACACTGCTCTATGCTTTGTGTCCGGTCCGGCCCGGAAGAGGTGAAAACATGTGTCGGTAAGCGACAGCATCAACCGAATGTCGGCGCTGATTCTGGCCAAATTTCCGGGAGCGGGGATCCACCGGTATCAGGAGCCTGCCGCAGCATCGCCGGGCGATTTTACCGTTTTGTTCAAACAGGAAACGAGGAAAGCGGTGAACCGGGACCACACGCTGGTCGATCGGGAGTATGTGATCCAGGGGTTTGGCCGTGATGCGGAGCAGGCGGTACAGGCAATGGAAGCCTTAAGCAAGTTTTTGATGAATGAATATCCTGCCGCTCCCCCGGAAGCTGGACCATCCCAGTTTAGAATCGACACGATGACGCTGACCGCGCCCGAAAAGCTGGATAACGGGGTGTTTCGATGCCCTGGAACGATACAAATCCAGTCACGGGAAACTGTGGCCGGCCCGATGTTCGAGAAAGTAAGACACGTCGAAGTACGCACAAACAATTTATAGGAAGGTGGCATGTAGAAAATGGGTGGAGCATGGGATCCGATCAGTTTACCGGTAAGGCCGGGACTGTACATTAACTTTGTGGAGGCGGCTGCCGCACAAATCAAAGGAGGGGCTCGCGGAACGGTCGCCCTTCCGTTGTTCCAATATGCAGGAGCCGAAGCGGGTAAATTTTACACGATTGAGAAAGAGGCTGAAGCCATTCAGCTGTTCGGTGCGGAAGCGGTGGGCCCCATCCGGCTGATTTTGCAGGGTGGTGCCAAAGAAGTATTGGTATATACGGTGCCTCCGGTAGAGGGCAACGTCACGCCGGCTGTATACACATCCATTCGGGACGTCTTTGGATCACGGCCGTTTAACGTATTTGTGTATCCGGATGAAGTTCCTGCCGAAGAGCGCAAAGCCACCCAGCTGTGGTGTAAGGACAACCGTGAAGACGAAGGCAAGCATTTTATGACCGTGTTCGGCGGGTCACTCGAAGATGATCTGGATCCGGCTGTGGGAAACAAGCGCAGCACGGACCTCGCCGACGAATACGCGGTGAACTTGATTACGGGCGTAGAGATTGGCGGAACAGCGTACAGCTCGGCCCGCTATGCCCCATACATTGCCGGACTGATCGCCGGAACAGGCATCAACAAATCGATAACATATACGCCGGTCATGGCGGCGGATGTCGTTAAACGCCTTAAAAACAGCGAAATCAATGCGTCACTGCAGAAGGGTTCGCTCGTTCTTGTCCACGACGGGGAGAAAGTAAAGGTCGAGCAGGGGCTCGTAACAGGCAAGAAAAAGATCCGGGCCATGCGCGCACGCCAGGCGATTTCGACCGATATTCCGAAAGCGGCGGCGGAGGCTTATATCGGCAGGCTCGATAATAACGCGGACGGTCAGGCTGCGCTAATCTCCGCCGTGAAAGCCTATCTGGAACGACTGGAACTGAACAACGTGCTGACCGATATCGTCGTTACCCTGGATCCGGACCGCAAGTCTGAAGGAGACAGCGTATTTCTTCTGATCGGCTTTACGGAAATTGACAGTATGGAGCGGATATTCTTAACGATTAAGGTGTAGACAACGATAAATGCCTAATATAACTGGGAGGGATTATTGTGCTGGATTCGACCCGCGTAATTAACGGGACTTATGGATATGTGTACCATGATGGAACCTGGCTGACCAACATCAAATCAGCCGAGGCAAACGTCGAAATTACGAAGGAAGAGATTAAAAGGGCAGGAACCCGCTGGACAGCGCACAAGGTGACCGGACTTAGCGGAACAGGTACCATTTCCGGTTACAAGGTGACTTCCGAGTTCGTCGAACGGATTGGCAAGATCGCTGATGACAGCCAAGGCACGTTCATTACCGAGCTGATTCTGAAGCTGGAGGATCCCGAATCATATGGAGCATACCGTGTTCGGCTCAAAGGCGTGACATTCGATAAAATCCCGCTGATGCATTTTGAAGTCGGAGCCATCGTGGAGGAGGAGCTTCCCTTTAATTTCACAGGCTATGAGCTTCTAGACAAAATAACGGCTGAGTAAAACCTGCTCGGAATGCGGTGGAGACACGAAGCCGGAAGGGACCTGGCGAAGAAGGCGGGCAAAACTACGCCGCAGGGCTCTCGGCTTCACCCGCTGCGGAAACATATACAACGACGATATATAAAGGAGATGTATGAACCATGACGATAACGGATAACCGACAAATCAGTGTGCTGCAGGCGCTGCTCAGCGCGGACAGCAAGCCGAAGCGCGACATCCCGATGAAAAGGCTCGGGGTGGACTTCCAAATCCAGGCGCTGGACGGGAAAACGATCCATAAAATCCAGGAACAATGCACGCATTATACCGGCAAAGGAGCAAAACGGGAAAAAGTACTCGACGAGGAACAGTTCGGCGCCCTGGTGATTCAACGGGCCTGTCTAATCCCGGACTGGAGCGCCAGAGAGCTTATCGACAAATACGGGTCGCCAACGGAAGCCATTTTGGGAGTACTGCTGGCCGGCGAGATTGCAAAGCTGTCCTCCGAAATTCTGGAGATCAGCGGTTTTGACAGTGACGAAGACGAAATAAAAAACTGATTAAGGCGGGCGGCGAGGCTTTTCTGCTGCATCTGATCTTTCAGCGGCATCATCTTCCGCCTGACGTGGTATTCAACAAGGATGAAGGGACGAAGCGGTTTATGTATGCTTCGATGATGCTGCAGCTGGAGGAAGAGGAGAAGATACGGCGAGAAGAAGCGAGGGCTGCCCGCAGAAAAACGCCGTAGGACCTTAGACGGTCTACACGGCAGGCAGGGAGGTGAGGAAGATTGGCTTCGTCTTCGAACAACAACGGAGGCGGCGTTCAGATATCGGGTAAAAGCATGAACAGCCTCAAGCAATATAACAAAATGATGAAACAGCTGCAGGCGACGACGATCAGCCTGGAGCAGTTTAACGGAATCGCCCAAATGAGCGAGGAAATGTGGAAGGCAGGCGATTTGAGCGCTCAGGTCACGAGGCAGCTGTTTGCGGTCAAAATGGCGGCCGGCGACGCGGTCACGACGGTGACGAAAGGGGTCTCCGGAGCGGCCTCGACGATCTACAGCGGAATTTCCGGGGCATTCTCGAAAATTGGCCAGGGTGTGTCCGAGGGAATCTCGGTTGGTGCCAGGACGGCAGCCAAACCGTTTGCTGCGGTCTGGAGTAAGGTAAAAGCGATGAAAGCAGCAGCCGACCAGAAGGAAGCGGATGAAGATGCCGCTGCGGAAAGGGCGAATTATTTGTACGGCACGCCGATTCCGAAGAAGAAAGGGATCAAGCGGCTGCAGAAGATTGTCGGATCAAGCCCGATCCAGGATTCGGAGAAGCAGATGAAGATGCTCTCTACGGTCACGGGTACAGCCAGCAGCATGCTCGGTGCGCTAAAAGACAAATCTTTCGAAGCAGCCAAGGTGTTCAGTACCGCCATGGGCACGCTGCGCGCTTCCTCAGGTGCGGGGCCCGGTCAAATCCAGGGGCTGACGGAATCGCTGAAGAAAGTCGGCGGTCAGGTGCCGCAGAACCTGAACGAGGTCGCAAAAGTGATGGGAACCCTCAGCGGAAAGGCAAAAATGTCGGGCTCTCAGTTGGAGGCTATGTCCAAAGCGGTGCTTGACGCCTCCAGGTTAGCCGGTGCGGGCAGCGGGGAAGCGGCGGAATCGGCAGCCAAAGTGATGGACATTTGGGGCAAAAAAGCGAACGAGGGAACCGGAATGATGGACCAGTTCTACGCGGCCAGCCGAGCAAGCGGCGTGGGAATGGGCGACTTAATGAAAAACATGACCCAGATCGGTGCACCGCTCCAGTCGATGGGCCTCGGATTTGAACAGTCGATGGCTCTTCTCGCCCAGTGGCAGGCCCAAGGCCTTACTCCCATACAGGATGCTTTGAAGAAGGATCTCCCCAACGGGGGGATTGCGAAGATCGCGAGCGACATCAAGGATGCCGCGACAGCGGCGGATGCGGCTAGCATCGCCACCAAATATTTCGGCGAAAAGGCCAGTTCCGGGTTGGTCACGGCCCTCCGGAGCGGGCAAGTCGAGTTTGCGGGTGTTATTGCCGCAATGAATTCGGCCAATGGAGCTATCCAACAGCAATCCGGTCAGGTGAAGACGTTCGGTGATCAATGGGATCAACTTCAGAACCGGATTACGATTGCCCTGGCCCCGCTCGGGGAGGCGCTTCTTCCATTTGGTGAAGCGATGGCTTCCGTGATCGAAGTACTTGCCAGAGATTCGGACATCGTGCTGGCCACCATCGGTTCGATGGCAGCTCTGCTTCTCGGCGTGTTCGCCCCTGCATTGTGGGCTTCGGCAGTGGCCGGGTGGGCATTAGTCGCGCCGTTCCTGCCGATCATCGCTGCGGTCCTGCTCGTCGGCGCTGCCGTCGCGGGGCTAGCGTACCTGTTCAAATACCATATGGATGCGATCATGGAGTCCGTCACAAAAGTAGCCAATGCCATCGGGTCGTTTTTTGGTTTTGGAGATGAGGAGAAAAAAGTCTCCATTGATGTAAACCGGAAAAGCGCGGGGCAGATCACCGCAAACGGCGGACCTGTTCCGGGACATTATCACGGTATGGATTATGTGCCATATGACGGAATGATCGCTAGGCTTCATAAAGGGGAACGAATTATGACGGCCAGCGACAACCGTGAATTTACCGGCGGATCTGCCGGAAGCGGGTCGATATCTATCACAGGCAACACTTTTCATGTTCGCCAGGAGTCGGACATCGATGCGATTGCGCGGGCGCTTGCCAGGGAAATCAAAGCGGCAGGAGGTTTGATGGCGTAATGGCCTCATTGGAATTTTGGCTGAAAACGATGGATGAGACGGAATGGCTGCAGCTGCCTGTAAATCCTGAGCAAATATCGGTCAAAACCTCGCATGGTTATGAGGATGTCCAGGTCACGCAGCTGGGGGAATATACGGTCATCGGTGAGGCACTGCTTAAAGAATATTCGCTTGCCTCCTTCTTTCCACGCGATTACCACCCTGGGTTCTGCGAGTACGAAGATATTCGGGATCCTTGGGAAACGGTGGAGATGATCGAGAAATGGATCAAAAGCCGGCGCTCTGTACGGCTGGATATTACGGGGACGAAAATCAAAGGGCTGGTTACCATCCGTTCCTTCCAGTACACGGAACGGGCAGGTAATCCAGGGGACGTTTTTTACGAGCTGGAGTTAAAAGAGTATGCCGAAGTCCGGTTCCGTCAGGTTGAAACCACCGGTTCGGGTAAAGCAACGATCATTTCTGGAGAACAGCGTCCAGATGCCAGAGTCAGACCCGCAGCGTATGTTGTGGTTCCCGGCGATACCCTGTGGAAAATATCCCAAAGAACGCTGGGAAACGGGGATCGGTGGAGAGAGGTTTATGCGGCAAATGAAACGGTCATTGGAAAAAATCCAAACCGGATTGTCCCAGGCCAGAAGCTGGTGATTCCATCATGAGCTGGAGCGTGGAGTACCAAGATGATCAACAGAACGTTCATTTGGACCCGATCGTCAAATCGGTCAGCTGGTCCGGCGATATTAAGCAGGCTGCCCGCAAGCTGGTTGTGGAGCTGTCCAACACCGGTGATCAGCGGGAGATATACATGACCTATAAGAAGGGCGGCGAGCTTCGCCTGATCTGGGATGAGAAGCTGGAATTGTTCCGGGGTGTGCTGTTTGCGGATCAGCTTAACTCTAAAGGACAGATGACGCTGACAGCGTATGATGAGAACATTTACCTGACCAAAAGCAAGGATACCAAAATATTTCGGAACATGACCGCTTCCTCTGTGATCAAGAAACTGTGCGGCGAATTTTCAATTTCTACCGGTGAAATCCAGGATACCGGTTATGTAATCCCTAAGCTCGTGTTCCGCGACAAAACGTTGTTTGAGATGATGGTCATGTCGCTGACCGAGTCCCAGAAGCAAAACGGGGAGTGGTATCATCTGACTTCACGGGAGGGCAAACTCCAGCTGCTTGCCCGTAAAGAGCAGTCGGTCAAATGGGTGCTGGAAAACGGGGTAAATGTGCTGGACGCGAGTTATTCCCAATCCATCGAAGACACAAAGACCCAAATTAAAGTGGCTGGAGGGGATGCAGCCAAAAAAGAAATATCGGCAGCAGCCAAGGATGGGGAATTAATACGGAGGTTCGGTGTCATGCAGCACTTGGAAAAGCCCGAACAAAGTATGACCAAATCCCAAATGGAGCAGCGGGCGAAGCAGCTCCTTGCCGATTTGGGCACCATTGAGGATCAGGCACGGATCGATTGTCTTGGTATCCCTGAGGTCATTTCGGGTTCCTGCGTATATGTAAAGGAAAGCGTCACCGGCATCCTGGGAGGCTATTACGTATCTGCGGACGATCATCGGTTCGAACGGGGCAACCATACGATGTCGCTCACGCTGTCGGCGACGGACGACATCCCCAGGATGGAATACAAGGAAGCGAAGGGAGGCTAAACGATGGAACGAATCGAAGGATCGGGAGCCAGCCAGCTTGTGCAGCTGATTCGTGCGATCGGATACAATTCCGATATGTCCATTGAACTTGCGACCGTGACGGCTGCGCCTCCCGAGCTCAAAATCAAAGTCGATCACATGAATGTCGAGCTGGAAAAAGATGATCTCATCGTGGCCCAGTCTCTAACCAAATATAAGCGAAAAGTGAATCTGAAGAGTGAAAGCAAGACGAAAGTGTCCGCAACGAACATGAATCCGGAGGTGCCTCCTTTCAACTTCGATCCTGGCGCCGTGTTTGTGGGCCAAGGCAAGATATCGTTTACCGGAATAAATGTGTCGTCCGCCGATTTCTCCACCGAGGAAGCCGAGCTGGAATTTATCGACGAACTGGAGGAAGGCGACCGCGTGGTCGTGGCAGGGATACAGCAAGGACAAATTTATATTATTTTGGACCGGGCGGTGATGTACTGATGGCACTATCACCATTGCGCAACCGCGAGGAGCGATTTGTTGAAGTAAAGCATCTCTCCGCACCGTCGCGGACGTATAGCCTTGATTTTGATACAGGAGAGGTCGGAGGGCGGATCATCGACGGGCAGGAGGCGCTTCGACAATGGATCCGGAAGGCCATTCTCACGGCCAGGTACCGATATCTTATTTACGACAGTCAGTACGGCTGCGAGCTTGAAAGTTTGCTGGGCCAGGATATTTCCCATCAGCTGCTGAAGAGCGAAATTACGAGAGTAATTACCGAGGCGATTTTGGCGGATGACCGCGTCACATCGGTGGAGCAGTTTGCCATCGTGCGTGACGGTGACCGGTTGTTTGTGACATTTACCGTATGGACCAGTGAAGGGATCTTAGAACAAGAGGTGACGATCTGATATGTATGAACAGCAGACGAAAGGGGCCATCTTGCAGCGGATGCTGGATGCTTCGCCTGCCGATCTCGACAAGCGCCAAGGTTCGGTAACGTATGACCTGCTGTCGCCAGCGGCCATCGAGCTGGCGCATGCCTATATTGAACTCGACAATGTGCTGAAGTTTGGCTTTGCCGGCCCGCAGCAGCCCTCCGAGTTTCTGGATCTCCGGGCCGCCGAATTTGGCCTGGCTCGCCGTCCGAGCGTGAAGGCGGAAGGCGAGCTTCGCTTTAAGGGTGACGACCATACTGTGATTCCACGGGGAACCGCCGTTTCAACGGAAGACGAGGATCCTGTTGTGTTCGTCACAGTCGATGAGGCGACCATCAAGCAGGGGAGCGCTGTCGTGAAAGCCGCCGCGGCTGTGGGAGGCAGGAGTGGGAACGTGGCTGCAGGCCGAATTACGCTAGTACGAGGCAACTTATCCGGCGTCCTGACGGTGACCAATCCACAGCCTTTTGTCAATGGGGCTGACACGGAGTCGGACGAATCGCTTCTTGGACGGTATTTCGACCGCGTCAGAAGACCGGCGACGAGCGGCAATGCGTGGCATTATCGGGAATGGGCTCTCGAAGTTCCAGGCGTAGGCGACGTCAAAGTATTCCCTGTATGGAACGGGGGCGGGACGGTCAAACTGTCCGTTTTGTCCGACGACAAACGTGCCCCAGTCCCCACCATTATTGAGCGTGTGCGAGCGGCCGTGGAAGAACGGCGTCCGGTTGGGGCTCAGGTCACGGTGACTCCTGCGGTGGAGGTGAAGATTGATGTGTCGGCGGCGATCAAGCTGATGCCGGGTGCGGTGCTTGAAGACGTTAAAACCAAATTTCAGCGGCAGTTGGCGGCATTTTTGGCGGGTCTTGCTTTTCACCAAACGCTGGTTCCCTATAACCGGGTGTTTGGTCTGCTGCTGGACGTTGAAGAAATATTGGATTTCAGCCAGCTAACAATCAATGGAACTTCCGGGAATCTGGAACTCGCCGAAGAGCAGGTTGCTGTGGCAGGGACGGTGAATTTCGTTGTTGCGTAACATTTCGTCGGATATGCTGGAGTATCTCCCCAAGTATTATTCGGATTCCCGGATCGTTGGTAATCTGACCGGCCGTGAAGCGGATGAATTAAACCGCCTGCATGAAGGCATTCAAGACGTCCTTAAACAATTTTTTATTGATACGGCCACATGGGGGCTGGATACATGGGAGAACATTTGCGGCATTCCGCATACGCCGGGCAAACCCGACGATCAACGGCGATCCGTCATCAAGACGAAGCTGCGCGGTGCCGGAACAGTTACTCTGGCTGTCATTCGCAGCGTCGTCGACTCGTTTGAAAACGGAGAAGTCGACATCCAGGAAAACTTCGGAGGTTATGAAGTTGTCGTCACCTTTATCGGCAAGCGCGGCGTGCCGCCGAATTTGAATGACGTCCAGAAGGCGCTGCGGGAGATCGTCCCGGCGCATCTGCACCTGAACTTCCAGTTTACCTACTTGAGGTGGGAGGAACTGGATGCCGCGGATTTAACCTGGGAGGAGCTAGAAGCGCTTGGAATGACATGGGACGAACTGGAGGTCTGGAAGCCGGATCATCCAGGAACAGAGCTTGAAATGTAAGGGGGAGTAGACATGGCAAAACTGCCAAGCGGACTGCAGACTTACGAGCCTTCTGATACGGTCAGGAGGATCGCGCAAAATGAAAATATTGAAGCGACCGATGCGCTGTTTCACGGAACAGGCGGGCACCGGCATACGGGGAAAGCAGGGGATGCGCCGCTCATCGGCACCGAAAGCATCGCCGGCGGCGCTGTCACAGGTGATAAGATCGCATCCACCGCTGTCACTGGAGACAAAGTGGCACGCTACACATTGTGCCGCAGGCATCTGAAATCCGGCCGGATCAGCGGGAATGCTGCCAAATACAAACCGGTTACGGTGACTGCCGGACAGCTCAGCGGACTGCCGACGGTGCCGTATTTCCAATCCGGCGAACATTTTTGGGCTTTGTATTCAGCCTATAACAAGTTTCCTCAATCCATGACAGTGATGCTGGGCGACGAATATTCGGATATTGAAGGCGTTTCTTTTGAAAAGGGTTGGAACGCGGATCCCGTCAGCTTCTATATCGAAACCAGCAGCGACAACACCAATTGGAGAAAGGTTTACACCTATTCGCGCAGCGTAACGGACGAATTCCCAAGGTATCATCCCTTTGATCAAGCGGCAGCCGGTTCTTACATCCGGTTAACGGTGACCGCTCCAGACAGCTCGGGCAATACGATCATCGCCGGTTTCGGTGTGCTCAGCAGGGCTTGTCCGGAGAGCAGTCCCGATTTTAAAGTCGAGAATGGTGTTTTGAAATTTCATGACGGATCGGGGTGGAAGGGCGTGGGAATTAAAAGCGTACAGCGCGGAACGACGAATATTTCTTTTTTCTATCCGAATGGAAACGGCTCATTGGTTAAAGAAGTGACCATTACGGCAGTTAATCCGCAAAAAAGCTTTGTTAATATCACCACAACCGGCTTGTCGCATTGGTCTCAAACCTCGCCGATGATGGACGGCTCAGTATGTGCAACCCTTGTGGGAAATAACAAGGTCAAATTTAATTTCATGGACGGATTTTACGAGGCATATGCGGAAATTTCCTGGGAGGTGATCGAATTTGCCTAATTACTACGCGGAATTGGATGGGGATGGCAAGGTGTTTGCGGTTAGCGAACTGGCTGGCGTTGTGGATTCTCCGCTTATGATCCCGATTACTTTCGAGCAATATCAAGATCGGCGGCTCCTGTTTACCCGCTTCGTCGAAGGCAAGTTCCAAGGAGCCTTTGCGCGGATCGAAGCGGATAAATCCTCCATTGCGGCAACAGGTGAAGATACCCTGTCTGCCCAGATCATCATAACCGATTGGGAGGGGAACGTGCAGGACCAATACAATGAAGTGATCCAGGTGGAGCTGAACGGGGTGCTGCAGTCCGTGAAAACAGAAAAAGGCGTGGCTCATATCACGGTTACCAGTGATGAGCCCGGCGCGTTCGTTTTAAAGACACACGGATTGGACCGAAATGCGGAGCTGAAGGTGGTGGTTGCCGATGCCGGCTAA